GTGCCTCAAATGCTTGCATTAAAAGCATTTGTATACTATCCAGTTCATCGTATAGACCAACAGAATATTGTTCCTAATAGATCATTAGTACCAGCAACTTTAATTTCAACAGCAGTTGTATGGAGTAATGTGAATGTATTCCATAAGGTGAAAAAAGTATGTGGAAAAAGATAGTTGGATTTATATTATTAGGTAGCTTGTTGTTTTTACAACTACAAAAACCTACTGAGTTTTTAACACTTAAATATTTTGACTATTTAATGATGTCTTCAGAAACTAAACTTGAAGATAGAATAGTTTTAATAGAGATAGATGAAGCCACTGTAGAAAAATACGGTGGCTATCCTCTACCAAGAGATGTCTATGCAAATCTTATAGACAAATCATTATATACAGGAATGACAATCTTTTTTCCTGATTCTGATATACACGGTAAAGACCAAGAGTTAGCAGAATCACTACAAAGATCAAATACTGTATTATCATTCGTAGCATCAAATACTGCTACAGGGGGCGGTCCTCATGTAGGAACTGCCGTTATTGGAGGAGATCCACACCCATGGCTATTTCAATACCCAGGAATTTTACGTACTCCATCTATTCTGGAGTCATCAACAAAGGGCGTAGGACTACTAACCGCTATTCCAGACGAGGACGGGTTAGTCAGAAAAATGCCTTTGGTCCTAAGCGTAGAATCAAAACTTTATCCGAGTTTCGGCTTGGAACTCTTAAGAATCCTACAAGGTTCAAAAAGCTACCAAATGAAAGTAGGCGCAAACGGTATTCAAGCGCTCCGCGTGCCTCCGTACCTCGTGCCATCAGATTCCCGAAGTAGAGTATATGTAGACTGGAATAGAAAATTTAATAAAATTTCAGCACTAGACTACAAAGAAGGACTAATAGGAATTATCGGAGTAACTGCAGAAGGAGTTGCGACGAAGGTCGCAACACCAGCAGGTCTATTATATCCGCATGAAGTACAAGCAATGACACTTTCTTCAATGTTAGACGGGGAAAGTAAGTCTGCACCAGATTGGGCAGTAGTCGCAGAACTTGGAATCACTCTTATAGGTGGATTAGTTTTACTATTCACTTCCTCACTTATTTACTTTTCACTCCCTTTTCTAGTTATCGTACTAGCTGGAGCATTTTATGCTAGCTCATATGCTTTTTCACAACACCTCCTACTTGACGTAAGTTTTGTTTTTGTTAATTTACTGGCTGTATTTACAGTAATGACCTTTTACAACTTCGTAGAACAATACTTTTTACGTAGGCGAATCAAACAACAATTTGGAACGTACCTAAGTCCCGATATGGTCAAAAAATTACAAGAAGACCCTACATTACTGAGATTGGGTGGGGAGACAAAACGACTCACTTTTCTTTTTTCAGATATAAGGGGATTTACACCAATCTCGGAAAAATACCAATCAGACCCTCAAGGTCTTACTAGCCTCATAAATCGTTTTCTTGACAATCAGACTAAGATTATTATGAAGCATGGAGGCACTATTGATAAATATATGGGTGACTGCATTATGGCTTTCTGGGGCGCTCCATTAGAAGATGAGCAACAAATTGAAAATGCCACAAAGGCAGTAATAGAGATGAAAGACTCTTTGGAGAAACTAAATGAAGAACTTAAAGAAGAAGGGCTTGATCAAATTAATACAGGAGCAGGTATCAACACTGGTTTATGCGTCGTTGGCAATTTTGGCTCAAGCAATCGTTTTGATTATTCTGTTCTCGGTGATAGCGTCAACCTTGCTGCTAGACTAGAAAGTCAATGCAAAGAATATGATGCAGATGTTATAATTTCTGAGTACAGTTTAGTTGATGGATATGAATACAAATTCTTAGACGAAATTACGGTCAAAGGAAAATCAGAACCCGTTAAAATCTATACCTTGCAAAAATAGTACTTGACATATGGTGCAGATTTTGATATAATTAGAACTATGGAAGTTAAAGATGTAGCCGCAAATTTAGACAAACACGAAGCTGTTTGTGCTGAGCGGTGGAAAACTGCTTTTAACAAGTTTGAAGACATGGAATCATCTATAAATAGAATTGAATCAATTTTAATAGCCGTATCAGGTACAATAATTGTAGGCGGCGCAGGGTTAATTATAGGATTTTTTAACTTTCATGGAGTTTAGATATGGAATTAGAGTACAGTAAAAAAGATATGAAAAAATCACCAAAACAAAAGAAAGTAAGCAATGTGTTTTTTGATAGAGGTTTTTGGAGATTTGAAGGATCACCAATAGGATATGCAACCGAAGAAAAAGCAAAGCAAGCAGCAGAAGCTTTCTTATCAAGATAGATATAAAATTTGTCAAGGTTGTGACAAGTTTAACAAGACATGGAAAATCTGCAAAGAATGCAGATGTTTTATGCCCCTCAAAACTAAAATCAGATGGGCAGAGTGTCCACTAAATAAATGGACATAGGAGATAACCCATGCCGATGCATAAGAAAAAGAAAAAGAAAAGGTCTAGAGGATAATGGCACTAACAGCAAAACAACGTAAACTGCCAAAAGCCTTGAGAGACGCTATTTTGAGAAGTCAAAAAAAGAAGAAAAAAGGTGGCAAAAAGAAAAAACGAAGCAGAGGTTGATTGGTTAAATTACTTTCAATCTATAAAAAAAGTATGTCCTTGGAGTTACGAAAGTTACATTCAAGGAACAACAAAAATAACTCAGTTTGATAAAGACATACTACTGTTGAATGAACAAAACTGGAGCACTCTACCCTGGGAGGTGATCGTATATCTAACAGGTGATGACCTAACGCTTAACGCGATTGATGAAATTGTGGTTTACAGAAATGAAAGCCAAGAGAAATGTGAATACTTATGGTCGCACCCCTCTTTTACTAAGGGTGGTAATAATCAAACTCCAGTCCCTGTAATTATTCAGCAGGACAGAAGAACTTTAGAAAGATTGAGAAAGGAGAAAAGATGATAGATTATATCAAGGCAAAAATAAACGTATTACTGAATATAATTACAGGTAAAGATAAAAACTGGGACGGACAAGTTGATATCAAAGACAAGTTTATAGAAGCAAAAAATAAAAGTAAATAATGCCGTACGTAGTAAAAGACTTAGTTGTTTATCGTAAAATGAGAAACGGCAAATTAGTTCGTAAAGCAAAAGCTAAGTCAAAGGAAAGTGCTAGAAAAATGATAGCACTTTTAAATAGTCTGGAAAGAAATGGCCGCAAAAAGAAGAAGACGACCACTAAGCGCAAGCGTAGTTAGAACATTAAAAGCGAAAGCAAAAAAGAGTAAAAGATTTACTTATGGACAATTAGCAAGAGTCTATAGAAGAGGTCAGGGAGCTTTCTTAAGCTCAGGTTCTAGAAGAGGAGTTTCCATGAGTCAGTGGGCTTTTGGAAGAGTAAACTCTTTTATAAGAGGTGGACATTCTCAAGATAATGATATAAAGAGAAGCCGCAAAACTAGAACCACGAGGAAGAGAACACGTGGCAAAAAGAAAAGGTAAACGACGTGTAGCCTATAGTAAATTTGGAGTTCCACTTAAATATGATGGTGGAAGTTCAACACTTGCTAGACTTATAAAAAGAATAGCAAAGTTATATAAAGAAGGCAAAAGAGTACCAAGCAGTTTAATACAGAGAAGAATTAAACTAGGTAAAAAACTAATGGGAAATGGAAGCAGAAATAAAAAGACTCGTAGAACTCGTAGAAAGACTAAGAGATAAAGTAAAAGAAATTTTAGATAAAGATGAGAATACTAATACTACTTTTAACTAGTGGTCTCCTATTTGGACACCACAATACTATACACCCAGACATAGAAATGGCAGCACACAACAAAGCAAAACACAAAGTCTTTAGAGCAAATAAAGACGTTTATAGAACAATGGCACAGGCTCGTAAAAGAGCAAGAGCATTGGGATTAAAAGGCATACACTCACATGGAAGAGGTTCCAGTAAAAGATTTATGCCAGGTAGCACTCACCAAGCATATGTGAGAGCAATAAAGAGGAAGAAAAATGGCTAGAACAGGCGGATTCTTAAGTGGACCAACTGGAGTACACAATACTCAAAAAATTCGTAAACACAGACTTAATAGAGGAGTGACACGAGATATGAATGCAGCAGCAGGGACTACTGTAAATAGCAAAAATCCAAACAGTCTTGAAGCGTTTAGATACGGTGCAAGACCTAAGGCAATTGGACCTAGATACGGAAAAACTGCAAATCCAAGAAGAGCAACTTTTGGAAGAAGAAGCGCAGGAAGAATATTACCAAGACGAGGTAGATAATGAGAGGTTTCATTAAAGACGGTAAACTTTTTATAATGCAAAAAGACGGGCATACTGATGTTGCGTCTGCAAAAAGAAAGTGTGAAAATATCATGAGAAAGTGTCAAATGATACTTACTAGTTTACCTGAAGAAGAAACTTCTTTACCTACTTGGTGGACTGACAAAATAGCAATAGCTGAGTATGAAATCGCATCGGGCGCAGACTACTTAGCGGGCGGATTATCCGAAGAGAAAGAATAATGGCATTGTCAAAATCAGAAAAAGCCAGACTCAAAAGAGTTGGTTTAACTAGGTTAAATAAACCTAAAAGAACACCAGGCCACAAAACAAAGAAAGCTGTAGTAGCTGTAAGAGTTGGTGGCAAGGTTAAAATTATACGCTTTGGTGCACAGGGCATGGGACATAATTACAGTCCTGAAGCACGAAGAAGTTTTAAAGCAAGACACGCTAAAAATATTCGTAAAGGAAAATCTTCAGCAGCTTACTGGGCTAATAAAGTCTTTTGGGCTGGACCAGGTGGTAGTAAAAAGATGCCACCTAAATCACAAAAATTTGTAAGAGGAATTAAAAGGAGAAAATAAATGGCAAAACACACAGACTGGGAAGCAGATGGTAGAAAACTATGGTTAGACGAAGCTCTTAAACATAGCACATCTTTTTTAAATAAGTTTATGGTTGCCGAAGAAAAACGAGAACTCCTTCCTCAAGAAAGAACACTAAAAGATGTTGCGGCTGCTTATTTATATTTATACACTATAATTGAGGAAAATAATTTATTAGAGGATACAGAAAACCTCTTTGATAAGCAGACAATACATTGATAGACGTTAGTAGAAAAGACATAGTTTACAATCAACTTGTAAACTTTAACCAAGAAAAAAGATTCATCAAGTTACCCATTGAAGGGTATCTTGATCTCTTAGGCGTTTCGCCGAATACTTCACAAACAGCACTTATAAACGGGGTCAATGATCCCAAGTATCGTTTTATCTGTGCAGCAATTTCACGAAGACAAGGAAAAACTTATATATCTAATATTATAGGTCAATTAGTTTGTCTAATCCCAAACAGTCACGTACTACTAATGTCACCAAACTATTCATTATCGCAAATCTCATTTGATTTGCAAAGAAATTTAATTAAACATTTTGATTTGGAGGTAATAAGAGATAATGCAAAAGATAAAGTTATTGAACTTTCTAACCAATCTACGATTCGTATGGGATCCGTTAATCAAGTTGACTCGGTGGTGGGTAGATCTTACGATCTCATCATATTTGACGAAGCGGCCCTTGTTGACGGCAAAGATGCTTTCAACGTTGCCCTACGTCCGACACTAGACAAAGAAAACTCAAAAGCAATCTTTATCTCTACGCCACGGGGTAGAAACAACTGGTTTGCAGAATTCTACTATCGTGGATTTAGCGATGAATACCCAGAGTGGGCATCTATTCGTGCTACCTGGGAAGAGAACCCACGAGTG